AAAAGACGCTTGATGCGGCGCGGAGGTGAGTTTCAATCCACGCTCCCCACACGGGGAGCGACTATGGGTATACGACATTGGCAACAGTGTGTGATATTTTTCAATCCAGCCCCCACGCGGGGAGCGACCCGCGCTTACGCGTTTTCTTCCGTAGCCTTGCCGGAATCCGCGTGTGCTTCCAACTTGAGGGGAACTTTTCGCCCGGTGGAGGCTCACGGCACGAGCAAATCCACCGGGATTCCCAGCGCGGCGGCGACGGTGCGCATCCGCTCCAGCGGCACGGACTGCTTGCCGTACTCCCACAGCTGCACGACACGTTCAGCGCTTGCGCCGGTGTAGCCGCACATTTCACCAAGGGCGCGCTGGGTCAGTCCGCGCTCCTTGCGCTTGCTCTTGATGAGGGCAGGGATGCTTTCGACAGGGGGATTAGACGGGTTGTAGCACATGATGATGCTCCTTTCACTTTTTGTTCTGTGTCATTCTGATATGCGCGGCAGCCGCGAAGCAAATCACGGCAAGGACGCTGAAAACAACGGCGATACCAAGCAAGATTTGAACCATTGCAATTCCCGGTGGTCTGTGCTATAATCAGGGCGTGGAGGAGAGGGCGCGAACCCTCCCCTCCGGGAACTCACTTCAGGGCTTCAATCAACGCTGCGAGGGCCGTAACCAGCAACGCGATGCCGCTGAAGAGCTTCCCAAGCGCTTCAAGCCTTTCGGCTTGAGCGCTTTTCTTTTTGCCCTTCTTGCTCACCGGGCTTCACCTCCTTTCCTCTTCTATTATATCACAATAAGTTCATTGTGTCAATAAGCAAATCAAAGAAATTTTGCAATTTTTCATCACTTTTTCAGAAGCTCGCGCCCTGCTTTCCGAGCCGCTCACGGCATCACATCATAAAATATCATAGTATTTCATATTGCCCCCATGCTATACTACACATGGAAACCTCCAATCACCTCACCCGACGGACGCGCCAGTCTCCGCCGGGTATTTTTGTGCCCCAAATTCGCTGTGCCCCGCGTTTGGAGGCAAAATCCCCGCGTGTGGAGGCGCAATTCCTCATTCCGCATTCCAGAAAGGATGGTGGACTTGGCTGGACTGACCGAGAAACAGCGCCGCTTCTGCGACGAGTACCTGATTGACCTGAACGCGACGCAAGCCGCCATCCGCGCAGGGTATTCCCCGAAAACAGCGGCGGCGATTGCGGCAGAAAACCTCACAAAACCTAAGGTTGCTGAAAACATCAAAAAGCGCATGGACGAAAAGGAAGATGCGCTGATTGCCAAGCAGGACGAAGTACTGAAATATCTGACGGCGGTGATGCGCCGGGAGATGAAGGAATTTGTCGTCGTGACGTGCATGGAGGAGAAGACGGAAGTCATCCCTGGCGAGGGCGGCAGCAAGCCCACCCGGCGCACAACGAAGAAGGAAGAACCGAAGGTCGTCGAGATTCCGGCGCGGCTGTGCGACGCGAACAAGGCGGCGGAGCTGCTGGGCAAACGCTACGGGCTGTTCACGGACAGGGTGGATGTGTCGGGCAGCCTGCCGGTGATTCTGGCGGGAGAGGATGCGCTTGACGACTAATCAGCCGCGAATCTACCTGCCGGATGTCGTCGGGCGCGGCTACGGCGCGTTCTGGCGCTTCACGGGGCGCTACCGCGTGTGCAAAGGCAGCCGCGCAAGCAAGAAAAGCACCACGACGGCGCTGAATTTCATCTACCGCATGATGAAGTACCCCGGCGCAAACCTGCTGGTCATCCGCAAAACGTACCGCACCTTGCGCGACAGCTGCTTCACACAGCTTCTCTGGGCAATTCACCGCCTGCAAGTGGAGGCGTTCTGGAGCTGGAAGGAAAGCCCGCTGGAAATCACCTACAAGCCGACGGGGCAGAAAATCTATTTTCGTGGCATGGATGATCCATTGAAATTGACCTCCATCACCGCGCAGAGCGGCGTGCTGTGCTGGGTGTGGATTGAAGAAGCCTACGAGATCATGAACGAGAGCGACTTCAACACGCTGGATGAATCCATCCGCGGCGAATGCGCACCGCCGCTGTTCAAGCAAATCACGCTGACGTTCAACCCGTGGAATCAGAAGCACTGGCTGAAAGCGCGCTTTTTCGACATAGAAGACCCGGACATCCTCGCCATCACAACGAACTACCAGTGCAACGAGTGGCTGGACAAGCAGGATTTACGCCTATTTGAGCGGATGAAAGCGACGAACCCGCGCCGCTACGCCGTGGCTGGCTTAGGGAACTGGGGCATTGTGGAGGGGCTCATTTACGAGCACTGGCGGGAATCCCCGTTCGACCCGGCGGAAATCAGCCGGACGGGCAAGCTGGAATCCGTGTTCGGCTTGGACTTCGGCTTCACCAACGACCCGACAGCATTCTTCTGCGGATTGTTGGACATTCCGGCACGCCGCCTGTATGTATTTGATGAGCTGTACGAACGGGGATTAACGAACGACATGATTGCCAAGCGCGTGACGGCGATGGGCTACGGCAAAGTGAACATCACCGCCGACGGCGCAGAGCCGAAATCCATTGCCGAGCTGCGCGGCATGGGCTTGCGCGTACACAGCGCGGCGAAAGGCGCGGACAGCATCCGCAGCGGCATCCAGTGGATTCAAAATCTCGAAATCATCATCCACCCGCGCTGCATAAATTTTCTGACCGAAATCAGCAATTACACCTGGGCGAAGGACAAGTTCGGCAAGATGCTCGATGGCCCCATTGACGACTTCAACCACCTGATGGACGCCATGCGCTACGCGCTGGAAAAGTTCATTGTGGGGAAAAAGTGGACGTATTGACAGAGGACGTATGCGCAAGAGCGAGAAGGAAGCCCTGCAAGCGATGCTGGATGATGAGCAGGAGACCATCAAGGCACTGGAAAAGGCGTACCAGCGGGCGCTCCGGCGCATCGACAACCACATTCGCATCCTCGAAAGCGACGAAATGACGCAATCGAAAATCTACCAGAAGCGCTATCAGGAGGCGATGAAAGCCCAAATCAGCGCCGCGCTGGACGAACTGCACAAGAAAAGCAATCAGACCATCGAAGAATACCTGACGCGCAGCTACCAGCACGGCTACGTCGGCACAATGTACAGCCTGCACAAGCAAGGGATGCCCATCCTTGCGCCGATTGACCAGCGTGCCGTCACCCGCGCCATCCGCACGGACAGCAAGCTCAGCGGGCGGCTATATGGTGAACTTGGCGTGGATATGCAGAAGCTGAAGAAGACCATCCGCCGGGAGATTTCCATCGGCATCTCCATCGGCAGCGACTACAACATGATTGCCCGTCAGGTGCAGATTTCTTCCGGCATTCCGCTCAAACGCGCGAAAACCATCGTCCGCACCGAGGGACACCGCATTCAGCAGCAATCCGCTGACGACGCGCGCAACGCCGCCAAGGGGCAAGGCTGCCAAGTGGTCAAGCAGTGGGATGCCGTGCTGGATGGCAACACGCGCGCGGATCACCGCATCCTTGACGGGCAGATTCGCGAAGTCGGCGAACCGTTCGAGATAGACGGCAAGAAAGCCGAATACCCCGGCGCATTCGGGCGACCGGAAGAGGACTGCAACTGCCGCTGCGTCGCGCTGACAAGGGCGAAGTGGGCGCTGGACGCGGACGAATTGCAGACCATGAAGGACAGGGCGAAGTTCTTCGGGCTGGACAAGGCGGAGGGGTTCAGGGAGTTTGAGGAGAAGTATCTGAAAGCGGAAAAGGTGTTGAATAAGCAGCGCAAAGGTGGTATAATTCAGATGGATTTGCAGTTCTTTGCAAATTCCGCCGAAAAAGATTTGCAGCGGCAAAAAACTTCTTCTATCCGAAAGTCATTGGAAACGTTTGACCAGCGGATTGTAGAGCATTGGCATAAGATTGAGCATCCCGAAGAGCATGTGCCAAATTGGGATGAAAGAGACCCGCGTGAGCAAGAAGGACTAAAAAAGCATTGGTATAAGGAAATCACTAATTTCCGTGAATCAAGGGCGCGCAGAATTGCAGAATTAAAGAGAAGAGGTGAATACGATGAATGAAAGTACATTGAAGTATATCCTTGCCCGCGTCATTGACAATGCCAATGAGACGATGAACGAGGCAAGGGAAAACCCCGATGATGCCTTCTACAAGGGGAAGCGCCTTGCGTATTACGAAGTGCTGGACACCATCAAGAACACGCTGCTGAATGAAGGAATCCCGCTGGATGATTTGGGGCTGAATGTGGAATTGGAGCGGAAATTCCTTTAATAGGGCGTGCGCTTTCGGAGAGGTGAAGTAGCGTGAAATATAAGGAATATGACATTCCGAACACCGAAGAAATTGAAAAATTTCGGAAAATGACGCGAGAAGAACGCGATGCACTTCTTAAAAAGCTGCTGGAAGAGGACAGAAAACAAGCCAGCGAAGGAGAAAAACGGTAGAAAGCACCCTGCCCCCCTGCAAGGTGCTTTTTTGATACGTTGAAAGGAGTGCATAAACGTGACCATGACCAGAGAAGAACGAATCCAGCAAATCAGGGACTGCGGGCAGACCATCTTCGAGAAGGCAGAAAGCATCTACGGGGATTATGCCTGCCCGACGAACTTGCAGGTGGTCATTACCATGAAAGCGAATGAGCTGCCGAACATCACCGTGAATCGGGAGTTTTTCAGCGACATCATGATGGAACGCAATGGTGGGCATATCCAGTAACCGGCTTTGAATCATCTTTGAACCTTGTTTGAAACTAAAAATTGCAAGTTGCAAAGAGAAATTGCAACTTACCATCAACTTGCAATCAACTTAATCCGCGAAAAGCAGCCGCACACCTCGTGCAGGCTGTTTTTTCATACAATAATTCCGAAAAGGAGTGGTATCATGGACATCTCTACCATGGGAACGGTGCTGGCGATTGTCGTCATCACCTACCTGATTGGCCTGCTCTGCAAGAGCGTCGGCAGCATCCGCGATGAGCTGATTCCGGTCATCGTGGGCGCGGCGGGCGGCGTGCTGGGCATCGTGGGCATGTACGTCATCCCGGATTTCCCGGCGAAGGATGTGCTGAATGCGCTCGCGGTCGGCATCGTGTCGGGGCTCGCCTCGACGGGCGTGAATCAGGTGTATAAACAGCTCGGCAAAGCAGAAATTGACCCCGGTGGTGATTGACGATGGCATCAAAAACGGTCAGCGCGGCGGAGGTTGTCGCCCTCTTCCGCCGCGCGCTGGCGGAAAAGTGGGGGTACATCTGGGGCGGCACGGGGCAGGTTCACACGCAGCGTGCGCAGGACAGCGCCACCCGCGCGCAGACGATACGCTACGGGCAGCAGTGGGTCGGGCGGCGCGTTGCGGACTGCTCCGGGCTGTTTTGGTGGGCGTATAAGCAGCTGGGCGGGTATATGTACCACGGCAGCAACACCATGTGGCGCAAGTACGCCGCCGCCAAGGGCGCATTGCAGGGCGGCAAGCGCACCGATGGTCAGCCGCTCAAGCCCGGTACGGCGGTGTTCCTCACCAAGGGCAGCGACCGTCACCACGTCGGGCTGTACGTCGGCGATGGCAAGGTCATCGAGGCAATGGTACGCTGACCAGCTACGTCAAGACGACCGACAAGAACACGCAGGAGATTACGATCGTCAAGCAGACGATGAACGGCATGAGCGGCACGCTGGGGACGAAAGTCAGCAAAGACGACGTGGTGTCGGTCATCAATCAGACGGCGGGCGCGGTCAAAATCAGCGCGAACTGCATTGATTTGGAGGGGTATGTGACGGCGAGCGAGTTTGAAACTGTTGCAGCGTATACGCAGGTATTCAAAGGCGGCGAAATCAGCGGTTTAACGATGGAAGCCGTGGAAGGTACGTTTTCGCATATTCTTGCGGACGATGGACGTATCCCTATGCTTACTGTGAGTAACGCTGGCGGTTTCGGCATCAACGTCGAACAGATGGGGCTGACTGTGTACGATAGCGGCTATCACACGTTTATCGTCACGAAAAACGGGGACGACTACACTTTCTACCTCGATAACTGCAAGATTTACGGCAACAAACTCACTTATCCGCAGGCAGAGACGGGAGAAAAAACGCTCTACATCGGCGGCTGGGAAAGCGGTTGGGGCATGGTAAGCGGAACGATTATGGACATCCGAATTTACAACAAGTGCATTGATGCTGATGCCGTCAGTGAACTGAATGACATTTTCGCCGCATCATAAAAACATGGAGGGACACGCATGAGCCTTGATACCATCGTCGTCGCCGTGATTTCCCTACTGGGCACGCTGGCAGGCAGCTACTTCGCCAACAGCAAGACAATCGCCCTGCTGTCCTACCGCTTGGAGCAGCTGGAGCGCAAGGTGGAGAAGCACAACTCCGTCGTCGAGCGGACGTTCCAGTTGGAGAACAACGTGCAGACCGCGTTCAGCCGGATTGACGAGATCCGGGAAGCGCTGCACGAGCATCAGGGGGCGTAAGGAAAGCCGGGATGGCGGCGGAGGGAGAAATCCTCTGCGGCTGTCCCGGCTCTTTTTCTGTGAATCACATCAATTCATACGAGGAAAGCGGCTGCTCGAACAGACCGCACATCGGCGAAGCTGGTCGAAACTGTCGCACCGCCGCGCAGCCACTCAAAAACGAAATTGGCTTCCAAGGTCAAGGGTTGATTGCCCCGGTTGTATCTGATGGCGTAGTCGCGCTTTTCGGGCGTATCCGCGAAGGAAAAGCTGAATGCACGCCGTCCTTTTCCAGCTGATAGGGGAGAATTGCCGGACCGAGCTTCAAATCGTCGCACAGTCCAGCGAAGGACATGTCCCGCGCATGGGCGCGAAGCCAGTCGGCGGTTTCTTCCTGTTTCAGATGCTCCGGCGTCTGGGCGGCATCCATACGCCAACGGTGTTGACCGTGTTCACGATGACTTGCGCGGGACTGCTGAAAATGTTCCCCTCGATGTATGTTACCATTTTCCTCGATCCTTCTGATGAAAGTCAGCACAGCCCTGTGCGCCGCTGTCTTGATGATACCATACGCGGCGGGGAATCGCAAGCATTTGCGGAAATTCCGCTGTTTTTTTTGCCGTCGTGTATACGTCATCCACTCTGCGCACACTTCCAGCCCCTTCACCTGACTACCGTCCTCGCCCAATTTCGGTAGTCAGCCCCCATTCTAATGGCAAAAATCCGTCTGTTTTCATCATCAAAAATCCAATCAAAAATCCCCGGAAGCCTTGCACTTCCGGGGGATTTTCTCCTGTACGCCCGGCAGGAGTCGAACCTGTGACCTTCAGAGTCGGAGTCTGACGCTCTATCCAACTGAGCTACGGGCGCTCATCAGCCTAATTATTTTACCACAGCAGGGGAGGATTGTCAAGCGGAAATGCGGAAAAATCGCGGGGAAGGGATCGAAAGGAAAGCGGAAAGGTATCCGCAAGGGCGCGAAGCGGGGGAAAATCAGCTATCGAAAAATATCCGCCACATTTTCTGCGCATTGGGGGGAGATTTTTTAAAGAAATGCCGCTTGCCCTCTTTTCAAACGGGCAAAAAACTGTTACAATAATACAAGAGCAGAAGATGCTCAAATCACGAGAGGAGAATGAATCCATGAAGAAGCTCGTTTCTCTCATCCTGGCGCTGGCGATGGTGCTGTGCGCGGTTTCCTTCGCGTCTGCGGATGAAACCTACCGCGTGGCGATGATTACCGACTCCGGCGACATCACCGACCAGTCCTTCAACCAGACGACCTACGAGGCCTGCAAGGCGTTCTGCGAGGCCAACGGCGTCGACTTCAACTACTTCAAGCCCACCGGTGACTCCGACGCGGAGCGCATCGCGCAGGTCGAAGCGGCCATTGACGAAGGCTACAACGTCATCGTCATGCCCGGCTACCTGTTCGCGGCGACGATTGGCGAGTGCCAGCCGACGTACCCGGACGTGAAGTTCATCGCACTGGACGTGAGCGAGTATGACCTCACCTCCAACGGCGTTGACCTGAGCAACGCGTCCAACCTGTTCTCTGCTGTGTATCAGGAAGAACTTTCCGGCTACATGGCGGGCTATGCGGCAGTGAAGATGGGCTACAAGAAGCTCGGCTTCCTCGGCGGCATGGAGGTTCCGGCGGTGCAGCGCTTCGGCTACGGCTTCGTGCAGGGCGCGAATGACGCGGCGGTGGAACTGGGCATCGCGGCGGACGTCTCCTGCGAGTACGTCTACGGCGGCAAGTTCAGCGGCGACGCTGACATCACGGCGTACATGGACAACTGGTACGCCACCAAGGGCGTGGAAGTCGTGTTCGCTTGCGGCGGCGGCATCTACACCTCTGCGGCGGAAGCGGCTGCGAAGGTCGGCGGCAAGATGATCGGCGTTGACTCCGACCAGTCTCCCATCATCAACCAGTATGCGGACGGCATGACGGTTACTTCCGCCATGAAGGGTCTGGCGGCGACGGTTAAGACGCTGCTGACCGATACCGTTGCGGGCAACTTCGACCTGCACGCGGGCAAGGTGGAGAACCTCGGCCTCGTGTCCGGCGACGACCTGACCCTGAACTACGTCGGCCTGCCCGTGGAGACCACGGAATGGAACGACACCTTCACCGTGGATGACTACACCGCGCTGGTGAAGGCGATGGTGGATGGCAAAGTGACCGTTTCCAGCGACATTACCGTGCGTCCGGAAACGACCATTGCGGTCAACTACAACGGCAACATCAAGTAATACTAATTCTCATCTAAACCAT